GTTTAGCACCGGCAGTTACATAGGATTGACCCCGCTCCCGGTGATTTCCCGGTAGGGGTATTAGGGATTAGTCGGTGGAATTAGGGGTTTGTTGCCGCGTCTGCTGTTACAACTGCGATGCGCTGCCAAGAGGGGTGACCGGACATCACCCGGAATAAGATGATCGGCAGTCCAAGGATCGTTGTGCCTAGCACCATCCCCACATAAGTGACAGTATGTGGCATTTTCTCGGACTTTCTTGGCTAGCTTGACATAATCACCTGAATACAACACGCGCTTGGGTTTGGTGGGATAGCGCCGCTTAGGTCTAGTTGCTTCGATAACTCTTGAGCGTTCTAGCTGGTGTTCGTCACACCGACTGGCATTAGTTGTCAGTCTTCCGCATTCTAAGCAAGGTCTAGGGAATCTAGGCATTCCTAAAGTTTATAGACTGTTCCGTTGAATTGTTTATTGGGGTATAGGAGATAGACCAGTAGTCCTGGGTCGCTGTCGTCACCGTAGTTCTGCCTATACCAATCCGAGCCATTGTCTAGGGTCGGCATTTGAATCCACCATTTAGAACGGCCACCCCGGCGTCCTGTTTCGGTCACGCGTAAGTGGTGGAAGTGTCCGGTGTTTAGGATCGTTGCTTCGGCTACGGCTTGGTCGCCATGGCTTTGACCACGCCACCAGTTTGGTATCGCTTCTGGTCTATTTGCCTGGTGACCATGAGCCAGTCCTAGCACTTCATCATAAATAGGGATCGCTAGTGACTCATCGTAAGGCTGTGGCTCAAAGAACTTGACAGGCGTGTTGGTTTCTTTAGCTAGCCTTGCCAGTTGCCGTTGGATGTGTATTCCCCAATCGTCAAGAGGATTGCCTAGCTTGTCCTTACCGCGTCGCCATTGACAGTGGTTAGATCCGACTGCGGCGGCTGTGACATTACCAGTTAGCTTGGCTAGGAGTTTGATAGTTTCCCATTGGAAGGTGGCTTCTAGATCTACCTGCTCCATTACTGATAGATCGTTGGTGAATAACTGACTGCCTGTGTTCTCAAAGCCTTCTATGCTGTCACCGACATTGAGGAATACTGCCGCTTCTGGTTTATGTTGTTTGATAAAACTTTCTAATGCGGCTTGCTTCGCTTGTATCCTGGCAATTAGATCGACGGTGTTACCGCGTGAGCCTGTCTTGCCTGTCTGTGTGTCTGACCAACCAACCACAATCGTGCTTTGATTAGTCTTAGTTTCTACCGGCTTGTAATTCTTAGCGCGTGACCATAACAGCTTTAGATCTTCACCAGCACCGTGCTTTAGGCGAAAGTGAAAGCGGTAACTGGTTAGCCACTCGCCGTCATACTTTTGCCATTTGCTAGTGCGTGGCGTGCCAACAACTTCGTATAGATCCGCATCGAATCCTGCCTCAGTTAGGAACTGCGTAAAGTTGGCGCTATTGGTTAGTCCGGGTGTGACTGCGACACCCTCAACACCATCAAACTCAACTGCTGGTTTCCCGAACGGCTGTGGTTCTACCTTTGGTGCTGGCTCTAGATTTTCTAGCATTGTCCCAGTCTATTTGGCACAACGGCAATCGCCGCGCCTGTGTTTAGCTATCGTGTTGTCCGATAGATCTAAACCCTTAGATTTGAGCGCTCTCGATAGTGACAGGTTTGCCCACTTATCTGTGTCTGCTAAAGCACTAACGAGGATGCGCTGGTCTTTGGGTTCTAGTGTCGCCAGGATTACAGCAATTTTACAAGTTTTGAGCCTATTTACTGGTGGTTCTAGATCTTCAAGCATTATCGTCCTTTTCTATAAGCCATCGCATAAGCACACGCAACAGCCAGTAACCAATGTATAAATAAGAGCCGACTAGGAAAAACAACACGCCGAGTGCGAACAAAATCTCCATTAGTCCTCAACCAATCCGTATTCGTAAGTTTTTACATTAGGGTCGGCTTGGAAACTTAATGTGGTTATGTTCGTGCCACATCTTTCAGTCAGTATCTCTAGCGCCAGCATCCAAGTTTTTGAGCCAGTAAAGATCTCATTGCCTTCGCGATGATAGACAGTTACGGCATAGTTGCCCTGATACTTGCGATCTAGATTGTGAGCTGAGATGTCCCAGATTTCGGAGTGGCTTAGCCGTGCTACAGCTTGTCTTTGAGCATTGCGCTTGCCAGCTTCATAGCCACAGCAAAAGTGCTCAATACAGTTACACTCGTTAGTTTGTTGTTCCATTGCGTTTGACCTGCCATTTCTTATAGATGTAATGCCACTCGGCAACTGCCACATAAACCAGCGTGAGGGCTATAAGTCCTGCGATAATCAAGCCGAGCGCAACCAAAATAGCCAATGCGTAATCAAAAATCATTTGATGTCCTTATCTTCGATGTATTCCTTGATGTCACTTACATAGGCATAGTCGCCATGTTCAGATCCCATGCCAAGATTTTCTAAGATCCGATAAACACGCTCACGCTCAGCGCGTCGTCCGGCTTCTAGACCGCTGTTGAAAGCCACTACGCTGCTTCTAGCGATTAGGTCGTTCAATTCACTCACTTCTAGCAACTCCTGTCCAAATAATTGCGTTACGGCCACTAGCCGTCTTAGATTTTCCACCACTATCAAATAGCAATCCTTCTTGAACTAGCTCTGAGCGCCGAGTTCTAACACCTGAGGATGTTGCCATTGGCGCATTGCCATTAGCCATATACCGACAGTATTCGGCATACAGTTCTTCGTCTGTTAGGTATCCGTATTTGTCAAATAGCCACAGGATAAATCGCTTTGTTGCGGTTAGGTTGCTAACGGATGCCGCCGCTTGGTGGCTAGTTAGTGGGTCAGTCGTTCTTGCGTGAGGCATAGTCTTCTCCTGCCATTAGTAGTCCAATAGTTTCTTTTGTTACATAGATCCGGCGTGGTCCTTTGACGATTGCCGGTAAATAGCCAGTCCTAATCCAGCGATAGACCGTATTGAGATGAACCTTGGTCAAGACGGCTGTTTCTTTGGGTGTGTATAGGTTTTTATTTAGCTCTTGCTCCACGCTTCGAACCTTTCTTGAAATTCTTTACGGCATAGATCCCACTCAACCATTTTGCGGTGGGCTTCCTGAACATTTTCGATTGTCAAATCTTCTTTAGCTCGTTTCAATGCTTCTTGAGTTTCAAAAGCGAGCTTGTATGTCAGACTGTTTAGATCTAACAATGACAATGCTTCTTGGGTTTTTGCTTTCACACTAAGTCCTTTCTAAATTCAGCCGCTAGTTCGCGACCGGTGAAAATTGCCCATCTTATCTTTTGTGCTTCGTTGGCAAAATTGGGGTGGTAAGCCGTATTTGTTGTTATCGGTTCGGCTTGTCCTTTATCGTCAATTCGATAAGTGGTGAATGTGGCGCTGTGATTCCAAAAGATCGCGTGACCATCGAAACTGGCCACTAACCATTCGGATTCCATAAGGTCGGCTAAGGTTTTCAATCTAAGCTCCCAGGATTAGTAAGGCAATGCCAGCCGGTATCGCATGGAGCGCAACCAAAACTAAATACAGCAATGCCGTAAATAGTAAATAACCGATTGGCTTTCTTATTTTGTGCCAGATGTTTAGCTGTAGGTTTTTCATTTTTGTCCTTTCCCTTTAGCTAGTAACTACTTTAGCGCGGTTTTTAGCCTTTTAGCCTAGTTTTAGTCGGTTTTTTTTGATAACTTTTTGCTAACGGAACGACCCTAATAATGACACTTGGCTGACCGTACTGCTTCGTGGCGTGCCACTCGACGATCTGGGCATCGTCCTTGATGTAACCGGCATCGATAGACAAAGCATCGCCAATAGCGCGCTGGAGCTTGTCCAAGTCCGGTGGTACGGTCGGATAGTCGCGCTTGGCGCTTTCCGGCTTTTGAAGCTGAAACAAGACTGTAACGCTCATGGGGTCTGTGTGACCAGGGCTGCCGACTTGCTCATTTACCACTTTGGCAATTCGCTCACGCCATTTCTTTAGCTTGGGATTTTTGCTGACAATCCTTCCGCCGCCGACGTGCCGCATAGATCCCTGCGGTATCGGTTGCCCTGGCACAACAAACTCATCCATTAGAACGGCGCGTCAGCCTTCGAGCTTTTGAATAGTTCTATGGATTCGGCTCGGACTTCTAGGGTTATGCCCTTAGATCCATCACGCTTGTCGTATTTCTTAGTCTTTAGCCGACCTTTGACTGTGACACGCTGGTCTTTCTCAAATCCTGGGTCGCCAATCACTGAGAAATAGTCATAGCCGTTAGTTTCCCATTGTCCGTTTTCGGATTGTTGCCGCTGAGCGTGGGAGATGTCATAAACAGTTCCCCACTCAAACTTCTTTACTTCGTTGATGTAACCTGTGAACTCAATTTGGATCGCCAATTTATAGTCCTTTCTTTATGTGCTCGGGATTGATACAGTCACGATGCCCACATTCGCGAACACCGGGCATAAACAACTTGCCATCGTGCATTGGATTATCGTTTTCATCGAAGTCACCGCGCCAAGCTAGGCAAACATCATTTTTCGAGTATCGAATCACGTGTTCCACCCTCACTCGGCAATCCCGACATAGATCGCGACGCCCATTGCGTTTCGTGGGTAAGTTATGGCTAGTACCGCATCTGGCACAAACACGCTCATCCACAAACCTAGAATACTGTTACTTGCTATCATTTTCCACTACTTTTGATTTTGCGAAACAAACAAAACATAGCAGCGCATTTTGACCGTGTTCGCATTTCGGCGGCGGCGCAGCCATTTGGGCTATAGCTTCCTGCTCTAGAAGGTATTTGCGCGAGGCTAGGCGCTCTTTAGAAGCCTTTTCAGCCCTTTCTGCTGCTAGATCCTCAACCGACTTCTCACGTGGCGGCAGAGGCTCGTCTAGCCATCCCTCACGATTGAGCCAAGTTGTCGGATGGGGTATGAACTGCACTGGTGGCAGGTTAGGATCGTCAGCAAAGCGGCGAGCGCCTGCTACCGCGTGGCATCCGTCCTCACCTAGCTTTAGGAAGACCTTCCTAGCCGTAGCCTTGCCGACCTTGCGAGGATAGGCTTCCCAAAACTGCTCAAACCAATCGTCATATAACTTCTTTTCTTTTTTATTCTTAGTATTGTTATTCTTATGTATCGGATTTTCCGATGACGGGAAACCCGATGACGGGAAACCCGATGACGGAGAATTCTCCGGATCTATAGTGCGCCAAACCGCCTCACCAAACCGATTGGCTACCCTAGTTTGCGAGCGTTCGAGATAGCCGGCTTCTTCAAGCTCCCTAACGGCTGACCGGATTAGATCCGAACCGCAATCGTTCGCCCTAGCCAGTTGGGCTATCGAAACAGACCAACCTGGGCTATGGCTTAGTAACTGAGCTAGTAATCCGATTGCCTTTAGGCTTAGCCGGCTATCACGCAACCAAGCGTTAGGGATCTGTGTGAATTGGCTATCGAATGAGTGATTGCCTCTGATTATCGGCATTAGTTGTCCTTTCAAAAGTGCGGTAAGCCATCTGGGCAGTTTTATCCCTAGCGCCGCCGGCGTAGCGACCGGCGTGGTAGTAAATCTTGACCAGTTTTTCGTGGTGTTCGGCTAGGTCTTTATTCGTCAGGATCGCGTAGCCGTCTTTCTGTAAAGCGACTTCGCGCATCCACCTAGCAACTTCTTCAATGTTTGTCCTTTTCATAATTCCCTAAATCGGTGTTCTTGTGTAGTTATTGTGTAGCCTGAACCAAAATCCAGTACTAGCGTCATAAACCGGCTGTATCTCCGGGTTGCTGTAGCGGCTTAGCTTCCAGCCATAAGTTCTAGCTAGCTCAGCCATCTCAGGGTCACTTTCCATAAGACCATTGATAGCGGCACACATAGTGATTATGTTGCTAGGCTCGCCGGCAGATTTAGCACCACCCATACCGCGATTGGCTCGATGGTGTGGGATTAGATCGTAGGGAATGCCACAGTGATAGCAACCTCTGTCGCGAAAGATGTATTTTTCAAACTCTTGCGGCGTCATTCGTCCCACTCATTTCCCCTAAATCCGATACGCATTTCTGGATAAGTTTTATCCTCGACCAGATTGCTGTGCATGTCCATAGCAGCTTCTCGATCTAAAATTTCAGCAGGGCATTGATGTTGCTTACGCCACTTAGTCAAAAGCTCCACAGCCCTTTCTGACTTGGCTTTGAAGTGAGCGCCGCAACTACACCTTTCTGAAACTTCTTCAATCATCTACCTAAACCGCTTTGTAAATAAGTGATCTCAACCATTCTCGCTTGCGTTTGTAGTGCGCTTTGCGTTTGACTGAGTTGTTGTAGCTTAGTCCTAACCCGATTGTATTTGGCTTTAGCTAATTCCGCCTCTAATCTGGCGGCTTGGCTTTCCAATTTAGCTAGGGCTTGACGATCGCTAACTAAGCCATCAATTCGGAGAAAGGCAGTTGCCTCAACCCTTTCGGCTTCCGATTGTTTATTGGCCAATTCGACTTCGGCGTGATACTGAGCGTCGATACCTTTTTCTGCTTCGCGGCGAACCTCAGCTAGAGCTTGGATTATCCGGTCTGGTGTGATTATCTCTTCGCTCATTTTCCAATCGCTGTTCTAGTTGATGAACCCTAAACAAGTAATGTGTCCAGCCAAATTGTTTGGCTTTGTATAGCTTCATAGCCAATTCGCGCTGTTCTGTTATGTGAGCAATCAAGATTGCTTCCCTTTGTTCGTCCAACTTTCAGCCCACTCCGTAATTGTGGCTAGTGTGGCATCATCCACGCCAGCTTGCCTTGCTTCACTATACAACTTACGCAGTTGGTCTAGTGAAGTGGCATTTTGGGCTTCTTTGACCCAGTCGCGACTAGGCGTTAGACCACGCGCAACTTTAGCCATTTCTTCACGCGTAACACGCTTGTCGCCCCCATAGTTAGCATTGGCTAAAGCTCGCCCAATGGCGCTGGTTTCACAGTTTTCTAGAGCACTCGTCTTATTGGCTAATCCGTTTTTGCCATCGATCTCGAATGCCAAGCCAGTCGATTTGAGAAACCAAGGTTCTTCAAATAGAAAGTTTTCATTTTCCACATCCCAAACCGGCAACCAAATCTCTGCTTTCACTACCCAAGTTAGCGCCGCACGATCTTCTGGCGTAGTTAGGTTATGGGTAATAATGCGACCATCTGGGTGATCTGCGTAAAATCTCCGGATGCGGTCTTTGACTTCTTCGTAATCGTTTGGGTTATAGCTCATTTGTTTTGTCCTTTCGTGATAGTGAGCATTAGAGCAGTCAGTAAAACATTCAGCGCTGACATTATTGCGATGAACTCAATTATCATTATTTTCCGCCGTTTCTTGAATAAAATCATCGACCTTACGCGGCAAAACAACATCGGGATTGAGTTTGTGGTATTCCTTTTCAGCCAAGATCTGAACCAAAGTCCAATTTTCTTCCTCGCCTATAATTAGCCATTTGCTTCTAAGTCCGGCGAACTTAATTTTGTAGCTGTGATAGACCACCACCTCATAATCCCCGTTGGGGTCATATCCTCGATGAGGGTGGATTCTTTCGAGCGCGACAATCTCGCCGGCGATGTTGGTGTTTTCAAAGTTGTGCCGAATTAGCACAACCTGACCGACTTTAGGCTCACCTTCATAAAAAGTGTCTAGCACGTCGATTAGCTGTTCTGGATTATTCATTATTGCCCTTTCTTTTTTGTTAGATATGGTGTTCCGCCATTACGCGCAACTCTTATGTAGGAAGGCACATCGTAAATTAGTGCTGTTCTAGCTTTGCCCATTGCGTCCAGGACAGCCGCTTCACAGGTGCGCAGTTCTTTTTGTGCTTCTTCAAATCTTTGTAGTGAGCCAAAGTATTGAATACCCAAATCCCCTAGCTCAACTGTCAAATCGGGATCTATGTCAGGATGTTCGGCTCTCACTGCTTTGACAGTTGCCTCTGAGCCATCCCATTCTGGCTTTTGACCGGTGCGCAAACATTTCCTAAAAGTTTGAACACGCTCTAGATCGTGGTATTGCCAAATCGGGTCAGCTAAAACAACATACTCACGATAATCTGAGCCAGCAATTAGAACCGCAACATAAGCCTCGCCTAAACCTAAAGTGGCTAGATACCATTGAACCTGGGTTGCGTAGTATCTAGGCACACCATTCGCCCAGTCGTCACCAAATCGCGCAGTTTTTATTTCTAGTACGCCTAGTGAGCCATCCATCTTTTCGTAAATCCCGTCCGGATTCGCCAACATAAAATCGTGTTGATTATTGACCCAAGTTCCCACATCCCTATAGATCTTTAGTTCGGGATGGTCTGCCTCAAATCGGTTGATGATGTTCGGCTCTAGGGATCTACCCCAATACATAGCTTCATTGTCACTATTGTTAGTTGGAATTAGACCTAGTTTTTTCGCCCATAAAGAATAGGCGCTTTCATACTTACTTTCGCCGGCTATTGCGCCGACTTCCGAGCCGCCAATGCGATTTTCCCGCATTTGATGCCATTCGGCAGAACCAGCCTCAGCGTTCCCAATGTGCTTTGCTGTGACCTTTTGTGCTATAGTTTCCAGAGCCATCTTTTTGTTTGTCCTTTCTGGTGGCAGCCGGCGGTCATTGTTGATCGCCGGTTTTTTTACTCTAGGGGCAGGGTCAGACATTTTAGGAGTTTTCGCCGCGCCGTTAGCAAATAGTTATTTTTGGGCTTGGCGCGTTAGCCTCAAAGCGTGAAATCTAAGGCACAAGAGCAGTATCTAAGGCTCAATGAGCGTATTATCGCCGAGAACGAGCGCTCAGGCTATAGTCCGCCGTGTAGATCTAAACCCAAAGTGTTTTTCCCGGAAGATTATTACAAACTGGCCGAGCGTGAAGAAGTCGAAAAACTAGCTAAGTCTTTATGTGGTCGGTGTTACTTTGCTAATGAGTGTTTGAATTATGCCCTAGCGGCACGTGAAACTAGCGGCGTATGGGGTGGGCTAACTAGCCGCGAGCGCCAAGCAATGTTGCGAAAACTCGGTTAGTCTTTTTTGAAAGCTACTGAGGTAAGCAAGCTCAGTAAGCCAGCGCCCAAAGAAACCGAGGCTAAACCAGCCCAATCAATCGCAAACAGTCCAATAGATCCTGAGCCTAGAAATGCGAGCGCCGCCTGGGCAACTGTCTTGATGGCGCGTTCTCCGGCGTATGACCAAAAACTCAAACTAAACATCTTCTGTATCCTTCCTAGTTTTTACATCTTCATAAGTAGCAAAAGCAGTATAAGCCGTCAAAATTATGGAAATCAAAGCCACGCCGCCAATAATCAATTCCCTAGAAACTGAGCTATCTGAGGCAAAAGTGACCGCACCGAAAATAATCATCAAAGCCGAAAGCGCAAAGCTCATATAAATCAGCCGCCGACGGTGTTTCCAACTAGGCATTGCGTTTGTTCATCCAGGCAATCGGATCCACAGGAACACGCCCACGAACTTCCCAATGAAGATGGACACCGGTAGAAGCACCAGTAGTTCCCATTATGCCTAGTTTGTTACCCTGCTTTACCCTGTCACCAGCTTTGACTGCTAATGAGCCTTCTTCTAGGTGAGCCATCAAGTGAGTTGCGCCACTTATGCCGCGATACTTGACGAAATAGCCATAGCCGCCACCTGGAGCTGTGGATTTGCGAGCTTCTAGGATTAGTCCGTCTTCGGGTGCTATTACAGCTGTTTTAGATCTTCCGGTAACTAAATCGACACCGGCGTGTAGTCGGCGCTTGCCGGTTATCGGATGTTTGCGGAAACCGAAAGGCGAAGTAATTTGGTATTTACCCTTGACTGGTGGAATTATCATCTCAACAGCGCCCACAATGCGGCTATAAAGCCGGTAATGCCAGATCCTAATGCGGTGAAAACTAATTTCTCAATCCATTCCATACGCGCTAGTTTTTGCTCAACGCGGTTCATACGATTAGGCAAGTCTTTCAAATTTTTGATGTCAGAAACCAATTCGATTTGAACTGACTGAACTTCGATAAGTTTTTCGTATATGTCGCGCTGAGTAATTCTTACGCCGTTAGTTTCTTCTGCCATTAGAACCTTATGTTTCCTGTACCGCCGGTAAAAGTATAAACCCTGTATCCACTTGCTACGAAAGTCGTATAAGTCAAACCAGAATCAATAAAAGATAAAGTTCTATTTTGGCGTGGGTATCTAATAATCACTACACCAGACCCACCATTACCGGCTGAAATAGATCCGTATCCACCACCAGCCCCACCACCAGTATTGGATGTTCCGTTGCCAGCATTGTCATTGCCGTTAGATCCTGTTCCGCCGCCGCCGTTACCACCTGCGCCGTTCAAAGCACCACCACCGCCGCCAGCGCGATAAGTGGCAGTTCCGGTTATGGAAGATTGAATACCGATACCACCAGCACCACCAGCAGAAGCAGTCGCGTTAGATCCTACGCCGCTAGCACCACCACCACCACCACCGGAAAATCCGACAACGCTGTATTGAACACCTGAGCCACCATTACGACCTTGATTAGCTGTGGCTGTTCCAACCGATTGAGAAACTGTCCAAGCGCCAGAACCACCACCAGATCCACCATTGGCACCATTGCTTGGGAATTGGTCGCTTCCGAAAGCACCATATCCACCACCAGTTGATGTGATAGTGGAAAAAATACTGTTGCTGCCGTTAGTACCCTGTGAGTTGCTACCAACTGCCCCACCAGCCCCAACTGTGACTGTGTAATTAGTGCCAGCTACTACAGTCAAAACTGCTTCGGCTGAGGAATTAGCTCCTGAGCTTTCCCCAATTACCGACGAGCGATAACCACCAGCACCGCCACCACCAGATCCAGCACCGACAGGATTGTTACCGCTACCACCACCACCGGCGATAACCAAATACTCCACCGAGGTCGCAGCTTTACCGGTGGCTGTGAGTATTC